TCTGGATGTTCTGCGCCACCACGGCGTTGCCGGTGCCGCCCTGCGACAGCGTGGCGAAGTAGGCTTTGACGTTGCCCGACATGATGCCGAGCGTCGGCACGCTGCCGGCCTGCCAGCACTGCTGCACGGCGGCATCCATCATCGCCAGGGTGAGATCACGGGCGGTGCCCGGCGTGCCCGCGTTGGACCCATCGCCCACCGGCATGACCCCGGCGCCCGCGCCACGCGAACCATTCAGTGTGTAACAGGGCAGTCCCGACATGTGCCTGGGGTCGGTCAGGGTGCGAACCAATGGGCTGGTGATGGCGAACTCGACGTCCCGCTTCGCCTCCATGCCCTTGAGGATGACCTGCCTGTTGTATTCGTCCTCGCTGCCGACGAAATCCGCCGCGCGCGTGGTATTCGATACGCCAACCGAACGGACCACGATCTGACAGACGTTGTTGAACCGAACCGGCTTGGTCACCGGTTGGGCAACAGCCGTGAACCCCTCGGGCTGGGCGTTATCAGCCACGGCCCCAAGATCCTGGACCACCCATTCCGTAAGTATTTGTTGCGAGGGGACGCTGGAAATGGCTGACAGCATCGGCGTCGCATCGAGATCTGGAAGATCAGATCCCTCAGGTCTTCCTTTACGCCGACCGCTGTCGTTTCGATATAGGTATTACTTGGGGCCGCGCCCATCGCGCCGACTGCCATGTGTTACTCCATCGCGGGCGCGGACGCGCACCATGGGGCGTCTCGCGCGGTGAAACCGAATTGTGAGGTTTCGCGATGGTCTGGGGCGTCGGCCGGGTGGGTGCGAAGCACTCCCGAAAGCGCGGATCAGGCTCTCAGCGACGGCACGTCCCGCTCGAAAGTGGGTCCAAGGGACTCTTTCAGGCGACGAATGTCAGTAAGGTGTCAGGATGTCGGTTTTGTCAATCGGACAGTTTTGGCGCGAACGGTATTGGGAATGGCGCCCATCGTTTGACCGCCCTGGCGTCTGACGAGAGAGGGTGACCATCCGAGTTGATGATCCACACCGCGCTTCCATCCGTCGCCCAGATCTGGCCGACAGGCGGCGTCTCTTCTACCTCGTGCCATGTGATTGACTGGTTCTGATCGTCAGGCTCCCAACGTGATCTCGCTCTCTCGGCAAGCGACCAACCCATCATGTCGAGTTCGTCCTTCAGATCCCTCAGAATGGTTTTTAATAGCCTGATGTGTGTCGTCAGCATCGGTCACCGCCCCGCCCCATTGGTGCTCGCCCGCCGGGCCGCCAGCAACGCCGCCGCCGTGCGGTAGTCGGCCTTCCTGCCGAAGGCCTCCTCGGCGACGGCGACACGTTCCGATGGAGCGGGAGGCGGGGCGACCCCACGCGCGGGGGCAATCTGGGCGGGCGCACTGGTCTTCGCCGATTCAACCCATTTATCGAAAAGCGAGGCCTTGAGCATCGCCTTCAGATGATGCGGTGATGTCAGCCCCTGCAACTCGTGCTGGCTGAAGCCGCCCTTGGTGGTGGCCCAGTCGACGATCTGCTTCTGCGCCGCCGCCCGCTCGGTCGGATCGGCCCAGAATGGCAGCTCCTTGGCCAATTGCTCGTTCGCCGCCGCCACCTGCTGCTCCATCGCCCGCTGCTGCGCCTGCTGTTGCAGCGTCGTCAGCCCGGCCAGCCTGTTCTGTTCGTTGACCGCCGTCTCCCAGGCCGCCCGCTCGCGCAGATACTGCTGTGGATTGGTCTCCAGCAGATGCGGGTCGGGCAGTGGCGGCGCGTTCTGGACCGTCTCGGCCAGACGCTGCAATTCCGGCTGGATATAAGGCAGCACCTGCGCCAGCGCCGCCTGCTGGGCCTGCAATGCCTGCCGCTGTTGCGCGATCTCCTGGGTCTTTTGCGTGTAATCACTCGATTTGCGCTGGGCGAAGGCGCGCACCTCGGCCAGGGTCCGCAGCCGCTGCCCTTCGATCTCGAACCCCTCGCCCAGCGCCATGTCGGCCAGCGGCGGCGCCGCTGTCTCCGATGCCGCGCCCGGCACGCCCAACGCCCGCTCCATGGCACTAAGGCCGCCGTCGGCCGCTCCTCCCGCCGATGGCTTCGGCGCTTCCGGAGGTGCCGCTTTCGCCGCCGCCGCCAGTTCAGCGGCGGGCGGCCTGCGCGTGGACTCTGGTGTCGCGGGCATGGCGGACGTGGGTGCCTCCCTCGGGGCCTCGGGACCGCGCCGCTGCCGGTTGAGCAGCCGCGCCGCCTCGGAGATCGAGATCGAGGGAGATTCGTTGGCCGGCGGGCTGACGCCGCCATCAGGTGTCGATGCCGGGGAGGCCGGCGTGCCCGTGCTTTCGCTCATTGCTGTTGCCTTTGCTGGCCACCCATGGCCGCCGCGCCGCCGCCCGCCATCAGGCCGGCGAGGCCATAACGGCGGATGATCTCCATGATCTCGGGACTGAAGACCACGCTATTCCGACTACCCTCGCCCGCGCCCCGGCTGCCCGCGTCGAGGTAACGGATGCCGGGGATGCCTGCTTTTTGGAGCATCGCCGACATTTCAGCCGGGTCCATCTCCTCCTTGGTGGTGCCCTTCACCCAGTCCCCGGCGGTTTTGAACCGCGTGGTGTCCTGACCTTCCAGCAATCGGGCCAATCCGGGATCTTTCGCGATCATCTGACGAACGGGCATCGTCTGTTCATGCAGCGGCTTATCCCAGTCGAGGAAGTGCGCCGGGTCGGCGTTGACCTGGACCTCATACATATGGCCCTGGCCGCCATACTTCGCGGTATCATGCGCCGCCAGACCACTGGCCAGGGCATCCGGGTTCTCTACATCCCATCGCTTCGCCCAATCAGGATGCGAACGCATCGCCGCGATGGCCTGCCCCGCCGTATCAAAGCCAAGATAATCCTCACTCTTCAACGCGGCCCTGAACGCCGGATCAATCTCGCCCGCGTAATCCGCCCGAGGCCCCGCCAGCTTCTTCCTGTAATACTGCGCGAGAGCCTCCGCATCGGCGAGATACATGCCGTGCCCGTAAGCCTGCGCGCCCTCGCCGGTGCCGATCTTGCTCAGATCGAACGCATCGAACTGGTGCGGGCTGCCATGGTAGGCGGTGAAGCCGGACGGCGGGGCATCTCCGGGTGCCGACGTGCCTAACGCCACCGCCGTTCCGGCCTGCCCGATCGCATCGAGCAGTCCGGCTTTGGTCGGCAGCCCGGTGTTGTCATCCCACAAACCACGCTCGGCGCTGATCCGCCGCTGCGCCTCCACCGCGTCCATCACCTGTTGATACACCGTCCCCAACGCATCGGCCCTTGGATCAGGCTGTAACACCGGCGGACGGTCATCCGGCGGCTGCAACAGGCTCAATGGCCCCCTTTGGGGCGCCTGAACCGGCGGCTCCTCATCGGGATACAACAACGAGGCCATCGCCCTTTACTCCATCGCCCGGTTCATCTGCTCCGCCACCCGATCAGCCTCCACCGCCTCGGCGTCGGCGGTGATCTCGTTGCGGATCAGGTTGATGGCGATCACCACCCGCCGGTTGTCCTCGCGTTGGCGCTCATCGTCCAAAAACATCGCCCGGCCCGCCGCCTCGGCGACGATGCGGTCGAGCACCGCCTGGAACGCGGGATCGTCCAGCATGCGCCGGCACGCCTCGGCCTGGACGACCTGCTCGGCGGTCAGCGTCATCTCACCAATAACCCCAACGTGGGCCGCCAACCGCGCCCACCAGCACCAGAACGATCAACACCAGCAGCAGCAACCCCAACGGGTTGCCGTAGCCCCAGTAACCGGTCGAATACCCCCACCCGCCGCCAAGCAACAGCACGAGCAGCAATACAATAAGTATAAGCGTCACCTGATCCCCTTCCGTCGCGCCTGCATCGCCTGGGGCGTCAGCACCTTCACCTTTCCCCCCGGCACCGCCGCCTTCGCCGCCAGTGCCGCCGCCAACAGCCCGCCGGGCGAGGCCACGCTCTCATGCGCCACCGCACCCCGTCGCGTCCGTCCTTGCACGACCAAAGGGTTGCCCGACGCGATCGCCGCCGGCTTGCTCTCGGGATAGCCGAGCAGCGGCGCCATGACGTTGGTGGTCAGTTGCCTGGGTGCCGCGAAGGCCACCGCGTGGGCCGGAGAGCGGGTGACCAACGTGCCCTCGGGCCGCTTCACCTTCAGCAATCCCGGGGACACGGGGGGCACCCTGGTGCCCTTGGCCATGAACGCCGCCTGCTTGGCACTCGTCGGATCAAGCACGGCGGCGACCTGCGCCCTGGTGTCCCTCGTCGGTTCGCGCGTCGTTCGCATCATCTTAGCCATTTGGCGGCCCTCCCGGTGATCCCGCCCCTTGGGGTAGTGGCGGCCCTCCCGGTCCCAGCAACGGGGAGAGCGCGGCACGCTGGGCGATTTGCCCATATGCGGTAGGCATCCGCCCGGTCGCCAGCGCGTTGCCGATCGCCGCACGGGTCATCGGATCGGCTGGCGGCATTGGCGGCGGCGACGGGGCCATCGGCCGTGGCGGCATCATCGGGGGCCGTGGACCGCCGCCGGGGGACTGTTGCCCGAATGGCGGCGGCCCTGGCCGCTGAGGCTGCTGAGGCGGGGGCGCCCCAACAGCAGGCGGTTGTGGCGAGGACGGGGAGGGCAGATCGGAGAGCAGGCCAACCGCCGGCGCGTTGGATTTCATGCTCTGCTTGAACTGATCCAGCGAGGGCGCCGGGGTGCCGAACTGCGCCGCCGCCACCCACGTCTTCGTCCAGGCATCCAGCGCCGCCTTGTCCCGCTCCCGATCGTCCTCGAGCAGAAGGGAGGCGCGTTTCGTCTGCTGGTCGGCTCGGTCATTCTCGACATCCGCCGCCGTCTTGCTCTGCTGCACCTGGGCCAGGATGAGTGATGGATCGGGCGGCTGCGGGGGTTGTGGCGGCGGTTGAAAGTCGGGCGGCAATTGCTTCAGATAGGCCCCGACATCCGAGATGTTCATGGTCTCCAGCATCCGGGCCAAGGTGTTGCGATACTCCGGGATGCCGGCCAGCGGATTGCCCATGCCGCCGACCTGCATGATTTGTTCCTGCTTGCCGGCGATCGCCGACAGCATCTGCAATCGCTCGGCCGGCATGCCCTTGCCACCAACATTGACCGCGCACTCCCAGTCGGTGGCCAGAGCGCGCGGATCAATGGCGACCCAGGCATTCCTTATTCTTATGACGTTCGGTCGGTCCTGCTGGCGGGCCAGCATCCTCAACAACCCGCTGTAGAGCGGCGCCAGACCGGTCTCGGCCAGGGTGCGCGCGACCATATCCAAACGATCCTGCGCGGCACTGGACTGTTGCGACACCGCGATGGGCGCGGTCGATTGCAGTTCATCCACCGTCAGCCCGGCACTCGCACGGGTGATGCCGGTGCGGCTCTCTCTTATACTCTCCAGCACCGCCATTACCGGCAGCGCCTCCTTGCCCATGAAGGGCTTGGTCAACTCGGTCACCGCGCCGGCGGCGGCCACTCTTATAATACTGCCGATGGCGGTCTGCCTGACGTCGGCCATGTTGACCTGGCCCTGGGTCGCCACCGTCCTCGGAAACATGGACTGGCCCAGACTGTCCAGGGTGGCCCGCATCACCCGGCTCTCGACCCGTTGCAGATCCATGACCATGTCGGCCTGCGACATGCCGATGACCTGCCCCACTTCCCGGTATGGGGTGAAACAACTCAGCGGGGTCTCGTCGACCCGCTCCCACTGAATAAGGCTCTGGGCGTTGCCCAGCATGTGCACATGGACCAGCTCGGCGCGGTGGTCGCCATCCGTGTCCATCCTGATCCAGCCCTCGGCATACCTGACGAGGCTGGTCGCCTTATCGTTCGGCGGGCTGGCGGCCATGTTGCGCCCCCTGGCCCCATCCCTGGCGATCACTTCCTGACGCCGCCGCATGTCCTGGCCGCGACCCCGATGCGCCAGCACCTTGTCCTCGGGCAGACCCATCTCAAGCAGTTCCGAGACCGTGACATCCCGCACGTCCCACAGTGCCTTCGCGGTCGCGACGGTGGAGGCCGATGGGTCGACCCAGATACACTCCGCCGGCCGCTGCGTGATGTGCGGCCAGCCACGCGACGTGGAGCGGGTGAGCGTGGCCGACCACAACTCGGCGGGGGCGCCCTGGGACAGATACATCTGCCCCTCGGGGGTTCTGGCGAGCGCCTGTTGCTCCTGGGGCAACATCGGGCGGCGGATGATCCGGCTCGCCTCGATCCCAGGTTCCGCGAGGAGCATCTGCAACTGCGGCAGCAACAGCCCCTCGCACACCTCCGTCCTGCTGGCCTGTCTGGCGCCCCAGTGCCACCGGACCCACCCCGCCTTGCGGGTCAGCGCGTCAAGCAGCGCATCATGCAATATGGTCCAGCCGGGATTGGCCGAGAACAAGGCCCATCTGGCATAGTCCGTCGCCTGCCGCGCCAGTTGAGCCACCGTGCCATCAGTCTCCTCCGACGAAATGGGGCTGAAGGAGACGGGATCCTCGACGCCGGTAAACAGTCTGAGGAGGGTCGGAAGGGTCTGACGGATGGTGTCGCGCACGACGGTGAGGGTGATGTTACTGCGGCCCTCCAGCCTCGGCGCGTTGGGTTCTCCGGCATAATATTCCGAGGCGGTTATCCGTTGGCGGGATAGCTGATCATCGTAGTTACGACAGGTCGAGAACCAGAACCGGGCGTTCTCGGCGATCTCGGCGTCGGTCTTGCCGAGCCGCTCGAAGACAATTTCCTGTTGCCAGGGGGCGGCCGAAGGGCGTGGGGAAGGACGTAAGCCCGCCGCGTATCGCCTGAGCGTGGGCGGGAGGGACTGGTCACTGTCGGGCGGCGGATCATCGCCTTGCTTCGGCGGCAGCAGAAACGCCAGCATCTGCTCCGAGGTCGCGTTGATCCCGATCGGCCGCATGCCTTTGGGCACGAGGTTGGGAATCGGCGGCAGGGGTGGGGGGCCGCTGCCGCTCATGCCGTCGCCCTCGTCGAGGCGATCAACCGGCACTGCTCCACTTTAGTGGCGAGCCAACGGCTTAACGCCACGGTTTGCTTCCAATTGAACCAGCGTGAACCTGTGTAGAGAGATGGAATATCATTAAGGATGGCCAGCCCCGTGCCCGGAGTGATCTCGAAGCCCATTTGCTCGGCGTCTTCGTCGGACCAAGGGGTTTCACACCCCCTCAAGGCAACCAACACCCCACGCGACCGCTGCAAACGCGCGACCGCCGCATGAAACGCCGCCAGCGCCTCCCTGTATTCCGCCTCCGGCGGATCAACCTCGGTCATCGTAACAATCTCTCCAGTTCAGCGACCGTGACGCGACCAATACCCCACCACCGGCCGAACCACGCGGCGCCATGACCCCGCAAC